GATTAATTGTGAATATGCCGCCAAGGCATACAAAATCAGAGTTCGCCAGTTCCTTGTTGCCTGCTTGGATGATCGGGCGTAATCCAAAATTAAAAATAATTCAAACGACTCACACAGGGGAACTTGCAATAAGGTTCGGTCGAAAAGCAAAAACACTTATTGACTCTCCTGAATATCAAGAAATTTTTAAAACAAGACTTAGAGAAGATTCGCAAGCTGCAGGAAGGTGGGAAACTGCTCAGGGTGGTGAATACTTCGCAGCTGGTGTTGGTGGAGCGATTACTGGTCGTGGCGCTGATCTTTTAATAATTGACGACCCGCACTCTGAGCAAGATGCCTTAAACATGACCGCTCTCGAGAGAGCGTATGAATGGTATACATCAGGACCACGTCAAAGGTTGCAGCCAGGTGGCGCAATTGTTTGTGTAATGACGAGGTGGAATACAAAAGATTTAACGGGAATGCTATTGCAGCATCAAAAAGAGGCAAAATCGGACCAGTGGGATCTAATAGAGTTTCCAGCGATTATGCCATCAGGTAAACCTGTCTGGCCACAATATTGGAATGCCAAGGAACTGGAAACTGTAAAGGCTTCTCTATCGGTTGGTAAATGGAATGCACAGTGGATGCAGAATCCAACGTCAGAAGAAGGAGCCATTATAAAACGAGAATGGTGGAAGAAGTGGACGGGAGAAAAACTTCCAAAGTTAGAGCACGTCATACAATCGTACGATACTGCATTCATGAAAAAGGAAACGGCGGACTTTTCTGCTATTACCACTTGGGGAGTGTTTCGTGAGAATGAGGACCGACCCGCTAATTTAATTTTAGTAGACTCTTTAAAGGGAAGATACGAGTTTCCAGAATTAAGAAGGAAGGCTCTAGAATCTTACAAGTACTGGCATCCAGAAACTGTTTTGATTGAAGCGAAGGCTTCAGGACTGCCTTTGACCTATGAGTTGAGGAACATGGGAATACCCGTTGTTAACTTTACACCGAGCAAAGGAAATGATAAACATACTCGTGTTAACTCGGTCGCACCACTATTTGAAAGTGGAACGATATGGGCGCCCACAAATAAAAATTTTGCACAGGAAGTAATTGAAGAATGTGCAGCGTTTCCTTATGGAGACAATGACGACTTAGTTGACAGCATGACACAAGCTGTTATGAGATTTAGACAGGGAGGATTAATTCCACATCCTGAAGATTATAAGGACGAGAAAAGACCCCCTAAGAAGTATAAATATTATTGGTAGATTATGGCAAGAAATTTAGAAGAACCAGGTGCAAATTTTAATCAGTTACTAGAGTTATCTTTAAACCTTGAAAACGCAAGAACCTTTGCAGGAACAGTTGCTGATGCATCTACAGAAATGGAACAGTCACCAGATTCTTTTTTAAGACCAGGTGAAACTTTAGAAGACTTTGATGTATCATTTAGAAAACCCAGTGCTGCTGGTGGCAGAGTAGGCTATCAAGAAGGAAAGATAGTACTTCCACAAGCTAAGCCTAAAGAAGCTGTTTTAAAAAATAAAATGGAAGATTTTGAAAGATCTGTGAATCTTGCTGTTATGGGTATAAGAGGTGGTATAGATAAAGATATTATGGTGGATATGTTGCAGAAAAAACAAAATGAAATAGGTGTTTCTAATACTGATGCTAAAAACATTATTCAAAATTTTATGCAAAGATTATCAAGAGGTTTAAAATCTAAAGGTGGCAGAGTAGGTCTTGCAGAAGGAGACACGCCTAGTCAAGCGTGGATGAGAAATAATTTTTTTGAGAGCGGTTATGATGATAAAGGTGTAATTACTTTAGATGATTATATAAATGGCGGACAGGGATGGCGTGATTATATGGAATATGGACCAGGTAAATCGTGACCAAGAAACTAACAACCACAATCCCACCAAAATCAGGTCCAATGCCTCAAGGGTTGAATATTAATGATAATACTGTTAAGAACATATCGGAGAAAATAAATGGCAGAAATAGACAAGTCTTTACCAAACGTAAAGCAAACAATAAACGTACCTAGTCCAGAAGAAGTAGAAGTAGATCAACAGGAAAAACTTATCGAGCAACAAGAAGCTGGTCAACCTGTTGAACAAATTGAAAACGAGGATGGTAGCATTGATATAAATTTTGATCCCAATGCTGTGAATCCTGGACAAGATGCTGGGCACTTTGCCAATTTAGCAGAATTACTTCCAGACAATATTTTAGATCCATTAGGTTCTAAACTTTATCAAGATTTTACAGATTATAAAACTTCAAGAAAAGAATGGGAGCATTCTTACATTAAAGGTTTAGATCTTTTAGGTTTTACTTACGAAGAACCAACAGAACCTTTTAGAGGAGCTTCAGGTGCAACACATCCAGTTCTTGCGGAAGCGGTAACTCAATTTCAATCATTAGCTTACAAAGAATTATTACCTGCAGAAGGTCCAGTTAGAACTCAAATATTAGGAATGCCTAATCCAGATAAAGAAGCTCAGGCGTTGAGAGTTAAACAATTTATGAATTATCAAATTATGGATCAAATGGATGAATATGAAGCAGAATTTGATCAAATGTTATTTTACTTACCACTTGCTGGTTCTGCGTTTAAGAAAATCTATTATGATGAAATAATGCAGAGAGCAGTTTCTAAATTTGTTCCTGCGGATGACTTGGTGGTTCCGTATACAGCTACCTCATTAGATGATGCGGAATCGATCATTCATATCGTTAAAATGTCAGAAAATGAATTAAGAAAACAACAGGTGGGAGGATTCTATAGAGATTTAGAATTGAATCCATCTTTCTTAAGTGAAACAGATGTTGAGAAAAAGGAAAGAGATTTAGAAGGAGTTTCTAAGGGAAGAGACGATAGAATTTATACATTATTAGAATGTCATGTTAATTTAGATTTAGATGGCTTTGAAGATAAAGATGAAACAGGCGAACCTACAGGAATAAAACTTCCTTATCTTGTAACTGTTGAAGATGGTACAAGAAAAATTTTATCTATTAGAAGAAACTATGAAGTAGGGGATGTACTAAAAAAGAAAATTCAATATTTTGTTCACTTTAAATTTTTACCAGGACTTGGTTTTTATGGTTTTGGTTTAATACATATGATTGGTGGACTATCTAGAACAGCAACAGCAGCATTGAGATCAATGCTAGATGCAGGTACCTTGTCTAATCTACCTGCAGGCTTTAAAATGCGTGGCATCAAGATGAGAGATGAAGCACAACCAATTCAACCAGGTGAATTTAGAGACGTAGACGCACCAGGTGGAAATTTAAGAGATGCTTTCATGCCATTACCTTTTAAAGAACCGTCAGCTACACTATTACAACTTATGGGAGTCGTGGTACAAGCAGGGCAAAGATTCGCATCTATTGCCGATATGCAAGTAGGAGATGGGAATCAGCAAGCGGCCGTGGGCACGACAGTAGCTTTGTTGGAACGAGGATCCAGAACAATGTCGGCAATTCATAAAAGATTGTACGCGGCAATGAAAAGAGAATTTAATTTATTGGCAAGAGTTTTCAAATTATATCTACCTCCGATATATCCATACGATGTCGTTGGCGGTCAAAAACAAATTAAGCAAACTGACTTCGATGATAGAGTAGATATATTGCCAGTTGCAGATCCAAATATTTTCTCTCAAACTCAAAGAATATCCCTCGCACAAACGGAGCTGCAATTGGCTACATCAAATCCGCAACTTCATAATCAATATGAAGTTTACAGAAACATGTACGAAGCTTTAGGAGTAAAAGATATTGACTTAATTTTGAAAAAACCACCACAACCAACTCCAAAAGATCCTGCATTAGAACACATTGATGCAATGGCTGGAAATAAGTTTCAAGCGTTTCCTGGACAAGATCACAGAGCGCATATTACAGCGCATTTAAACTTTTTAGCAACCAACATGGTTAGAAATGCACCAATGGTAGCTGCCGCTATTGAAAAAAACTGCCTAGAACATATTTCTTTGATGGCACAAGAACAAATTGAGCTAGAATTTAGTGAAGAAATGAAGCAATTAGCGCAAATGCAGCAAATGATGCAACAAAATCCGCAAAATCAGCAGGTTCAGAACGAAATGATGGCTTTACAGCAAAAAATTGAAGCTAGAAAAGCAACTTTGGTCGCAGAAATGATGGAAGAATACGCAAAAGAAGAAAAAGCGATAACTTCACAATATGATAATGACCCAATTGCTAAATTAAGAGCTAGAGAGCTTGATATTAGAGCAATGGACAATGAGAAAAAACAAAGAGAAGCAGAAGCAAGGTTGAATTTAGATAAAATGAAGGCTTTGATGGCACAAAACATTCATGATGATAAATTGGATCAAAATGAAGAATTAGCAGAATTAAGAGCCGATACTTCAATTGAAAAACAAGAAATGGCGAATGAAAATAGATTGACACTCGCTAGAATGAAGCCTAAAACAAATGGAAGGGGACAATAATGACAAGAGGACTAGGATATGCACCAACAGGGAAATCTAGAACTATTTCTACACCTGATGCAAGCAAAAACAATAAACCTGCTCCAGTTAACAGAGATAAAAAAGATACAAATCCTGTTAAAGGAACAAGAGCGGCTAGACCACAAAAAGATGTAACTTGG